CACGACTCAGGCAGGCCTCTGCCATCAGCGTTGATACCAGCAGACGACATTCGCCGGCTGTGTTCGCGTGGTCCGCCAGCACGAACAGGATGCTTTTCTGGGGGTTGGTGACTTTCGCGCCCTTGATGGCGGTCAATGCCTGCATGCTCATGATGAGGCCCTCCCTGTGGTGCGGCGAGGCCTCCGGTTGGCGCGCTCGTTGCGCCAGGGGCCGGCTTTCCATTGGGGTGCGTAGACAGTGCGGGCGGGGAGGTTTCGGCCTACAGCGCTGATTCTTGCGCCTTGGGTGGCCAGTGTGCGGACGTTGCGCATGGTTGCGGCTCCAAGTTGGATGCCGTCTCGAGCGCTGGGGGGCTTGCGTCGCGATGCTGTACAGTCATAAACTGATACTTAACACGGCGCTGGCGGATATAATCCCTCCAGCAATCAAGACGTGTGGGCCCGCGTGATACTTAATCCCCGCCAAGAGATAGGAGTATTACGCGGGCTTTCTTTTGCCTGTCGATCAGCGGGGATATAACTCCACCGCGATACTGACAATGCAGGGTAATCATACTCCCCGGGGAATATCCCACGTCAACAAGGGCGCGCTATTGATGCGTTCCGGTTATCGCGTCGATGTGTGCCACACACAGAAGAACAGCAGCAGGATGGTGCGGCGCGCGCGGTAGCGCGCCACTGGTACCGACCGACACCACTCAGCCGCTACCGCCAGCATGACGAAGACGAAGCGCCCGCGCACCCGGGCGGTGGGCAGGCTGGCGCCGTTGGTAACTGGTGGGGGCGGTAGCGGGTGGGTGGGGGACGGGCGGTTCTAAGTGGCCGTGCGAAGCACCACCACGCTGCCGGCAGGCGAATCAAGTCTTGGGCTTGGGGCGGTTAACATAGTGCGCGATTATGCGCAGCGGCTGACAGCGCCAGCTCGAAGCAAGGCATTGAGGCCGTTGCGCATAACGCTGGGCATTATGTTAAGCGACCCAAACCACCCGCCCGGGGCATATTCCAAGCAAGGCTTTGGCGAAGCCCACCACACGGAACACACAACCACGCGACACGGCCGGGCGCTTGAGCTCGTGATTCCGTTCGGGCTGGGCGCGGGCTGGACTCTGGGGCGGCGCTGGGGGCGATTTCCCGCGATGCGCTGGTATCCGCTCGGGGTCGTCGATATCGCGTCACCGTGGGCATTCTCGAAGGTCTCCGGGGGCGGATTCCGTGTCTGTTTCCGGTCGGTTTCCGGCGTGGGCTGGGTGCTGTCCGGGTGTGTTCTCGGTCGGTCTCGGGGTGGGCCTGGGGGCGGTGCGGGGTGGGCGCTGGGCGTCCGATCGGTATCCACTCAAGCATCACGTAAGGCAACCGCATTGAAAATATGCGCTTTCGCTTCCGCAATACGGCCGGGATATGCCCGCGGGGGGCCGGATCGAGGGCGGGCGCTCGGATCGGCGCAGGCCTCGGCGCGGCAGCTGGCGCACGGGGGCCGGGATCGCGCTCGATCTGGGTGCTAAGGCCTGGGCGCTGGATCGGGGGCCGGGGTCGAACTCTGGGCAGGATCGGGGGCGCTGGGTCTGGGTTCTGATTCGGGCGCTGGGTGTGATCCAGGGGGCAGGATCGGCGCTGGTTGTTGATTCGTGGTCTACCTGGTGGACAGTCGGGCGCTGGATATTCTCGGGGTGTCTTGCGGGTGGGTTGGTAAGTCTCAGTGGTGATTATTGTTATTACTGCTTCGCATTCGCTTCCGCTAAATTCCCGGCATTTCCACTCCCTCGCCACCCGGTAATTTCCACTCCGCCAGGCGGCTCTTCATCCCGACTTTTGCGGCTTGATGCTGAACGCTCGCCACAACACGTCCCTCGACGGCGGCGCTTTGAGGCTCTCATTTCTCCTCGCGCCACCATCGGGCGGGGGCGGCGCTTGCCGGGCGTGTGCTGCCTCTGATGCGCTTGCCGCGGCTTTGACTGCCAGCGCTTGCCTGACCACGTCCAAGGGCAATGAAAACCACTCCACCAAGGCGCTCAGGTCCCAGGTCGGCTGACCGGCTTTCCCGATTGCGACGGCGGGCGGCAGGGCGCCCAAGCTGATCAAGCTCCACTGTTCCGCTGCTGCTGCTCGTTCCTGTTCGCTGCTCATACGCTTACCTCACTGCCCGCCATGAATCGATTTACCCTCGGTGCGGGCGTTCCCTTGGGTCTCATGATTTCGGCGCTTGGCGGCGCTCAGGCGCTCGAACTGAGTCACCCGCTGCTACGTCTCACATTCCATCTGTTGGCCCATGACCATAACGAAGCTGACCACATAGCCGCGGCCGTGCCGTTGGGGACGTGGCGGCGTTGATAGGTCACCGCCACGCACTGGCGCGGACCCGTCGACCTTCAGGCCTACAGCGTCCATGTTGGTGGGAGCTCCAAAATCGCCCGCATACGCGCAATTTCCCGCTTGGCGATGACTCGGTTCGGCAAGGTGGCGCGCTTGAGCTTGACGAGCACGTGGGCCGGGTCGACGGGGTAGGGTCGGCTGTGTCTGTCGCTCAGGCGTTGGTCCATGTCATCGTCTCCGGTATGAATCGACAGAGCACCTGGGCGCAGGGACCGTGTCTGTTCTTCTCGATGAGGATTTCCGCGCTCTCGGGGTCGGCCTGCTCGTTGTAAACGCTGTCGCGATACAGGAACGCGACCACATCGGCTTCTTGCTCGATCTCGCCCGAGTCGCGAAGGTCCGCCATCACGGGCCGTTTGTCGGCGCGGCGCTCTACATCCCGGTTCAACTGGGCTAACAGCACCACGGGGATATTCAAGGCCTTCGCAAGCGTCTTCATGGCCTGCACCATGCGCCCGACCTCCCTTGTCCGCGAGTCGTCTCGGTCGTCTGGTGACAGGCGCGTGAGGTGGTCGATAAACAGCACATCGAGTCCACCGGACAACTGCCAGGCCCGGGCTTGTAGGGCGATGTCTGACGGCGTACAGGCCGGCTTGTCATAGATCACGATGGGTAGATCGGCAAAGCGGGCGGCTGCGGCGGTCAGGCGGGCGTATTCGTCCTCTGTCAGGTCGCAGGCACGTAGTTTGCTGCTCTCGATGTCGCCTATTCCCGACACGGCGCGAAGCCCGATCTGAACGGCGGGCATCTCGGCCGACGCGATACCGATCCGGCGACCCTGGGTCGCGGCATGGTGGGCGAGGGATGCCATGAGGGCGGTCTTGCCCATTGCGGGTCTGCCGCCGAACACGATCAAATCCGACTTGTGGAATCCGCCGAGGATGGTATCCAGCCCACGAATTCCGGAAGGAACGCCGACAAGTCCACCGGCCTGGCGCGCTTCGTGGGCCGTCTGGAGGTAGTCCACTACCTGGGCCATGGTCTCCTTGGCCGTGTGGGTGTAGGCGCGGGATGCCGTTTCCAATCCGGCGAGCTTGGCGATGAGTCGGCCGCGTACCGCGTCGGGGTCTTTGCCCCCCTCGAGTGCGGTCATAGCCAAGCGCAACAAGTTCGCCGTTTGCCGTCCGCGAGCTTGCACCTTCAGGCGTGCGCACCGCTCGGGGAGGTTTTCCGGTCGGATTAGGCACTCTTTCCAGACCGCCGCCAGCTCGCCAATCATGAGACCGCCGCCTAAACGCTCGGCCACGCCGAACACGTCGACACTGCCCCCAGCGGCCACGATCGCCCGCATGGCGGCGAAAGCCTGGGAGGCCAGGTCAAGGGTGAAGTCATCCGCGTTCACGTCCACACGGGCAATCTCGCCCGGGTTGCGGAGTAGTCCGCCGATGATTTGCAGTTCGTTGTCTTGCTCTGGGGTCATTGGATCACCCTCCGGGCTTGGCGGCGCACGGGTACGGCTTCGGGGGCGGTGCGGGCGGCTTTTGGTTCAAACAAACCCTGCCAACCGTTCCGGATCGAGTTATCGATGACCACACGCGGATCGTGGCCGCGGCTGTGGAGCTCGGTGAGGAGGGCGATTTGACGGGTGAGGGTGGTAGGACTGCAGGTCAGGCGGCGTTCCCGTCGATAGGCGATCCATTCGCGCCAAACGGGCAACGGCAAACAGTCCGGAAGGGGGATGGCATGGGGGTCGGTCTTGGGCTTCGATTTCGCTGCCGTTGCCCCTTTTGGGTTAGGTACTGGGTTCTTATTGGATTCTAGGTCCACCTGGTGGACCTCTGAGGTACATCTGGTGTACCTCTGAGGTACATCTGGTGTACCTCGGGCGGCGTCCGGTGCTGGGGCTGGGAGGTCGATAACGGGGGCCTGATCGGGCGCTGTCTCGGCTACTGTCTCGGCGACTGTTCCGGCGTCCGCGTTCATCACCAGGCGGTAGGTTCTTGAGCGTCCGGTGAGGGGGCCTTTCTCGATCAGGCCCAGGCTCGCGAGCTTGTCCAGGTTCTGCAGCACGGCACCACGACTCAGGCAGGCCTCTGCCATCAGCGTTGATACCAGCAGACGACATTCGCCGGCTGTGTTCGCGTGGTCCGCCAGCACGAACAGGATGCTTTTCTGGGGGTTGGTGACTTTCGCGCCCTTGAT